CCGAATTGCCCTGCTTGGCAGCGCTATATGGATTCGCATAAAGCTCCATATTATCCGAGGTAGTAACAGCTACGGCTAATGGGCGGTCAAGATACAATTTGGTCGTGGTTCCAGAAGTTGCTTCGTTACCTTGGATACCATACACCTGCCCATCGCCTGTTGCATGGAACAGAAGCAAATAGCCGCCGGAATACTGATCTTCAGTAATAGACCCCTCGGTTAGAGTGATCTCATTAGAACCTGCCGGAGATGCAGCACCAATAGCTTCGTAGCTTACTGCTGCACCAGTACCCTCGTCCCATACTCCCAATTGATACGAAGTATAAGTTGAGGCGGCCTTGCAGTATTTGTACACAGACCCATCCCAAGCTATATGCCGTGTGCCAAGAACAAACCGCTGTGTGGCGTCATTGGTTGAAAGACCCAGATTATCATCACCAGTAAAGTCATGCGGCAACGCGGGCCAATCAATCGGATTAAACGGCTTTGGAAATTGTTTAGACATTTGAATCTCCTTTCTACTCGGTATCGAGCAAGATTCCAACCACTGCCGGGCCTTCAACTCTGGTTGCACCAATACTCAACGTCGAAAAGACTTGTACGGAGTTGAGTAGGTCGGGACGTAAATCCACATTTACACTAGGCTCTTCAGCGATAGCCAGCACAATAGCATCTTGTGCGAAAGCATAACACTTGGTCGCACCAGTATCAGTATCATCCGCCTCAAGCCTCGTAGACTTAATGAACTTGAAGCCCAGATACGTATCAATCTGGCCATGAGCCAGCGCCTTGACAGTGTTGTAGTCGGAACTCTTAACCTCGGTTGTGTTAAGCAACTGGTTGATATTGTGAGGATTGGTCAGGAAATATCTCTGCCTATCATCATCAATCTCAGCATTATCAAGAAGCTCCTTACATGTCAACAGCTTGGCGATAGTAAGCCCGGTTTCAGTCTTGTCGCTCCAATCGTTTCCGGCAGCGGCAATAGTACCATCAGACTCAATTAGGCGACATTCACCGTCAGTATAGTTATGGAAGGTCCTCTCGCCCGTATGCCCGCCATAAGAATCGCCACCAAGAGCCGTGATAACCACATCATCAATCTGCCTGTTCAGAGAAAAGACCTGATTCTGAACGTAAGACGACTGAGGGTCGATTATCATCTTCAACCGGTCTGGCTTGTCGATAATATCAGCCGGAACAACGTAATCCGCCATCGACAACTTGCGCCTTGTGTGGTCGGCGTCAGAGATGGGCGTTTCGCCATGTCTTGCGCCTCGCAGTTGGGCGTCCTTTGGCCCTAACCGCTCAACGTACATCGTATCGCCTGTTACTGGCTCCATTCTGCAACATCCCCGCAACTTCGCAGGCTTTTGCTGCGAAAGCATGAGAATGTTGGCTTTGAACTGGTCAACAAAGGCGACAGGTATTTGCATACTCATCGTTTAACCTTTCATGTCAATTTTGATTGACGGAAAGGCTACCCGATGTCGGACCTGTCCTACCTATCGCTGGTGAGCGGGTGGTTTACCACCGTTTCTTGGACTCTTTCGAGCTACCCAGCACCGAGGAGCCATACTGGCCTACCCTGCGGATTTTTGTTTCAACTTTTCTTCAAACAACCTATTTACCTTGGCGACAGCAGCATCGTGAATAGCCTTGGGAATCTCATTGCCGCCAATATATTCAGGAGTATTAGTTATCTCACGAATCTTTTCGTCGTAATCGCCCGGTGTCGGTATCATAGCGACTTCCGGAGCGCTGTGTTCGGCAAACTTCGCGCCAAGGTTAGAAAACGCCTCAACTAGAATCGCGTTTGTCCCAATAGCCTCAGACAACTGCTTTTGGAAACCCTCATCACCCTGTGCCGCCTCATTTATAGCCACGTTACCTAGGTGCATTCTCTGGGGTTTTGCGTTCCCCCATTTCTCATTCAGGGCATCATGGGCCGTCTGTTCAGCAAGTTCTTCAGCATTTTCCTTGTCTTTCAACGCGGATAACGTATTGCTTGTGTTAAAAGCCATTAGCGCGTCAGCTTGCTTCTTGCTGAGACCGATCTTATAGAACAAATCTTGGGCTTTATTGGCTAAATCTTGGCTAAAATACTCTTCAGGCAGTTCTTCAGGGCGTTTCAGGTTATAATCACCCGCCGTTTCTGGTCTGCCAGCAGCAATATAGAAAGCCTCCCAATCGGCTTCAGGCGAACCCTCCTTCGGAACGACTATCTTATCCTTGCCAATCATTCTTTGGGCGTGAACAAACTGCTTAGCCATGCTGGATACATCAGTTACTGTATTCAGACAGACTTCATTGCGAATGTCTTCAGGGAGGGTCTCTTTCCACCCATCTGTAAATTGTCCATTTTCGCCGATAATAGAGACCGGCGCTACCTGAGTCGCTTGCGCAGTTTCCGGTGCAGTTTGCACAGGTTCATCAGACACGGCTACCTCTGGTTCTAGTGGCATTGTTAATCCTTTGCTGTTTTCGACCTTTCTTCGTAAGCAACCTTTTCAACCATCAACTGTATATGAAGCACCACAGCCCTTCGCCCTTCCTCGTAAACAACCCTATATGGGTCAATTGGCTGCGTTTTATCCGCCGAAACAGCACCACGCCTAATACCAGAGCGCCTTACTAGGTCTTCAAGAACTCTTTTGCCTTCGACTGTCCCAAAAGTCCCTTGGTAGTCTTTCTTAAGCTGTTCGCGCTGCTGTTCTGGTGTCATTTTTTGGGGCATTTAACACCCGAAGCCCTTCGTCTACCAATTTTACTTGTCTTTCGACGGTAACTATTTTTATGAGGGCCGCTGCCATCCCTTCGGCCCCTTACTATCGCACCCATCATTTCTTCCTTTTCTTGTGTGTACCTTTGATAGTACCTTTTTTCTGGCTTGCGTAGAAGACGCGCTCACCTTTCTTCTTTCCGTATGTCTTGGCCATCGCTCGTTTGATTTTAGCGCCCTTTTTTGTCAACGGACTCATTTCTATGCTCCTATCTATGTTCCTACGGCCTCTTGAAGCTCCGCAGCCGGACTACCGGCCTCAGCAGCCTTACTCGTGTCTTTGTAGCCCTGAGCGGCCATTTGAGCCACCTGAAGGGCTTGTTGAGCCTGCTGTTGCTTTGCTCTCTCTTCGCGTATTCTCTGAACTTCCTCAAGAGAGTTTATATCGTCGATGTTCACGCCATAACCCTCTCCCATCCGCCTGACGGAAGAATCAAAGTCGATATTATCCAAAACATCAGGCTTAACCTCTGATATTGCAGCAGTGTCCATTATCCACTGGCGAGCAGCAGCAATTTGGTGGCTCTTTAGCTCCAAAGCCAACCTGCCGATATAATCAACCTCGAAGTTCTCGCCCAATAATTCGGGCGGAGGGGGTAGTATTTCGCCATTTCTTACCAGCAGGAAAAGAGTTCTGATGATTAAAGGACTCAATATCTCACGTTGGAATCGGCCAATAGGGGGACCGAGGCGCTTCAATCCTTCACCTATACGTTCTCGTATTTCTAGGGTTGTCCGCCTATCCCCCGTTAAATTGGCCAACTGAACGAAAATATCGTTGTAAAAGACTTTTCTGACAAGCTCCTGCTGGGCTTCCAGCGACTTCTCCGTGATTATGAAATTGCCCAGTATCCCACGGTCCAATGCTTTCATAGAACCTAATTCACTGACCCAATTTACAGCCCTTGGGAAAATCAACGGCTCTCCCTCAAGACTATCCGCCAAAATCTCCATTGGCGGAGCGTTATGCAGATTAGCACACGTAATGTAAGCCTTCATCATGGCTTGGAGCATCTTTATCCTTGGAAGCCCCAATGTCCCCCGCCCCCTGCCAAAGACTTCATTGGCTACCCGCGTCCATCTACCCACATGGTAAGGAAACTCATAGAACCCGCCTTCGTCAACAATGATTTTGTCCTTGACAGCGACATAAAATGATTCAAATGGAGCATTGAGGTTGTCAGATAGCTGAGGATTGCGTTTTGTTCTTGGACGAACCAGATGGACAAACTCAAAATTATCATTCTGAGTCTTTGTCTCTTCCATCGCCTTGAGGACTGCTTCGCCAGCATTATCGCCCCACTCCTGAAAGGCTTGTCTCGCGGTAAATACAAACTTGACAAGTATTGAATCAACTATCCGCTTGGAGTTCTCCATTGGAAGGTAACTCCCAATATCGAAATCTCTATAGTTAAGGCGTGTCGTATATTCGGAATAGATATTACCGGTCCCGAACACTGAATCGGCTAAAATTGTCTGGTCCAACTGACTGCTGAAATTAGATGCGAATAGTTGTTCGTGCTCAACATCAGCGGCCATACTCAACCAGCGCTTCACAGCTTCATTTTCAGCAACCTGTCGTTTACTGGCTCGAAAACCAAAGAACTTCTGGCCCGGCGGAAATAGGTTATTCGACAAACCAGCCCGCATTTCCTGAGCAGCCATTACAGCAGTGGAATCAAGAAGCTGGTCGGTCTTTGGCTCGCCGGGATAAGATGTTTGAGTTATCTGGTCCTGACGAGGAACCACATATTCGGCTACATCTTGAAACAATGACCTAGAAGTAGCCGCCTTCGCTTCCTCGTGGTCATAGAGTTTAAGAATCTCAACAGCTTTGTTGTCTTCAGGCATATTTACCGCCCAGTAATTGCTTCTTGCCCGTTTCAGGAGTCAACGCGCCTGTAATGATAGTTCGCCTATATCCTCTACGTCTACCAGCCTTTTTTTTTGCAACCTCTTCCGGCTCTTCCGTTTCTTCTACCGGAGGAATCGGAGGCGGCTTAACGCTTTTCGGTCTTGAAAACAATCCGCTCATGTTTCACCCATTCTGCCTATTTCGCCTATTTTACTCATTCTGCCTATTGTCTACACCTATTCTCGGCTGTCAAGAAAAAAATTAGAAGATTGCGTATTCCGCCTTTGCGACCTTAGGACGGTTACGGACAGTACCAGCCCGGCCTATATGACCGCCAGAGGCAGCCAAGAAGAAATAATTCAACGCATTTCGATAATGGTCGCCGTGCGGACCGACTTTTCTATAGCGATAAACCGACGTTTGAGTTCTTTCGTTTGTCTGGAGAATCTTGGCCGTTCCGCACATTTGTCTGGCAAATCTTTCTACCTCTTCGCTTCTGCGGGGTATGACTAAAAGATTATCCATAACAAGAGAATGGGTCCTATCAAATACGCCCGTCCTATAGGCTCTCACTGTTTTGGTCTTATTATCCCACACCGCGTCGTGCATAGCGTTTTCTGAGTATTCACAGAGAAAGATTCGATACGGTTCGGCCTTTTGAAACTCACGGGCCTTGTCTTCATAGGGACGAATATCTATCACAGCACTCTTGACGTTGAACTTCATAGCTAGGTCGTGAATATCCGTCCAGTCAGACAATCTGGCCATCTTGAGTATCTGAAAACGCTTGTCGTCTATTCTTGTCCCGATTACCACGTGCTTAATCTTGCCGACATCAACCCCCATTGCACAAGGACCTTTGCTATAAAAAGGCATCATATCGTTGTTGCAGCAGGCATAAACATCACCGACACGAAGCCTATCCTCCGTGGGAATGAAGGGAAACCCTAGCCTTAGCCGCATAACATCGCCAAGATTACCTTGAGGCGGGTCTTTGAAATCGGCAAGTATCTCGGCAGGGTCATTCGCGCGAGACGAAAGCTGGCTCAACTGATAGCCGTGCATATAATCCGAGTTAGATGGCATATCAGGAACCCACTCGGCATCCTTGTAGCCTACCTCTTTGCCACATTTAGGACATGCTATAAACCCCGTTCCGTCTGGCCGAAGATGAACACACTCAGGAAAAGCTTTCTCAGCACAAACCCTCTGCCCACAAGAGCATTTTCTCTGTAGGTATCGTTGGTCTGACTTTTGGAATAAGGCGTCAATGCCATCGTCGGGTATTGTAGGATTGGATAGATAGAATTCTTCATTTACCAAACTGTCGCCCAATCGGCCCAAAGCCTTTGCTATCGCCTCCGACGACATGGCATCGCATTCGTCAAAGACAACTACATCGGCAGGTATGCCTTTTAGCCGACTGGAATCTTTCATGGAGACTACATCGCCCACCTTTTGCGTTAATCTTGCACCACGCAAATATAACCAGGCGTCGTGAATCTTCTTCAACCCGGCGCTATCAGTAGACTTCCTACCCTTCCCTCCGGGTCCATATTTAACAAACTTCCCGATAGCCTCCCAATTGTTCTGGATAAGGGGATTGAACCGGCTCTTAGAGAACTCATTAACGTCGTCTTGTGTCGGAAAAAGATATAAAGCACCGCGTGGATACCGCCCGAAAATCATACCATGCAGAATCCTCACCACGGCCATTTCGGTAAAACCTAACTGCGTAGCTTTCATGCAGCAAATACGCCTAGACTCAGACTCCATAATCTCTTTTTGGTACTCTCTGCCCACAAACGAGAAGACCCCAGACTGAAGCCGTAGTTTCTTCAAAATGGCCCAGTAACCAGCCGAAGCCTCAGCTATTTCTATGGGTGAGAGCATTAAGTGGCTGTTCCTAGTTTATTGGAAGTAAATGTCATACATATACCATGAAGCTCAACAGTATCTCCATTTATCGTGTCTGCGGCTAAATCGCCTCTACGTTTTATTCTCAAATGAATACACACATCTGTTGCACTTGGAGCAACCAGCAGAAACGTACTTACAACCATACCTTCGGCAGTCGCGCTCGAAGTGGAAGCATCCGCATCTGTGCTGCTAAGTAAAGTATCGTCAGCACCAGCGGTAGTGTCTTCATTGACAGAACGCCATAAATATTCTATCTGCCACTCACAAAATGCACTTTGCGTTGTGGAACTCCAACCAAGTGTGATAGAAGGCGCGACGCTTCTGTCCATCTGATCGGGGATTCTCATGTTTGCAACAATAGTATCGTCGACAGCATCGGAGAACTCCCATGCACCACAGATCGCCCCATGATCGACAAATGACGCTGATTTGGTCGGTGGGGCCTTGAGACCTTCCGCCCCTATCCATAAAGCATTTGTTACCCTCGCTGTGCCATGTAAAGTAAGTTCGCCGTCGGCGGCAAACTGAGAATAATCAGTATCCCCGCCATCACCCAGCCTGGTAACGCGCCCCGTGGTTGCGTTGCCTACATCAAAATCCCCATTGACTCTTAACCAAGGGCCAGAAGCATGATTCTCAAGCAAACCATACATTAAGCTAAGTGTTCTACTTAATGCCTCCGATGTCCTATCTTCATTGTCCAGCAAAAACGTGTCGCTAGCCGTTTCGTCCATTCCGGCGGCATAACCAATAAAGATGTTACGAGAACCCTGACTATTCCTTCCTGCATTCCAACCAATAGCTGTAGAGTTGCTAGTGCCAACAACAGAACTTCCAAACGTAGTCGCACCTATTCCAACATTTTTTATCCCTGTGGTTATCGGGAACCCAGATTCCCTCCCAATGAAAACATTCAAATCGCCCGTGGTAACATTGGCTCCCGCAATATGACCAATAGCTATATTGCTATGCCCATCTGTTAAATCAGTTAATGCATTGGTTCCCAGAGCAAAGTTATAAAATCCGGTTGTTATCGCGTCTAAGCATGATGCACCAACAGCTACATTCCCGGTTCCGTGATGAGCAGCGCCGATGTTGTTCATGGTAAAATTACCACTACTGTATCCAATAAATACATTCCGGTAAGTCGGCGCTTGATCGGTCGGAACGAAAGTATGAAATATTCTAGTCGCGTTTTGAAGGATTTGGCCTTCCGTAGAGGTCGTAATGGCGATATTAAAAAGGCCGTCTACGACTAAATCATCTGTTGAGTAAAGGTGTTCAGCTTGGACTGTGCCTGTTGCTGTTAAAGCACCACAACTTATAGTCCCCGTCATGTGCCAAGCGGTCCCAGACGCATCATAAATACCATAATCAGTGACATCTTTTATGTAAATGCCATAATTCGTATCAGCACCACTAACATCTTGAATATAAATACCCCAAGCCGTAGAATCGCCAGCGGCGTTACCGTCAACATCAATAAATACGCCAGCGCTATAGACATCCAAATCACCAGTTGAAAGCGTTGGATTGTTAGCTACAATAGACGAAATCCCATAAGCGGATAAAACATTAGTCGCTGCGCCACCATCAACCGTGGGAGATAAGTCAACATTGGATACAAGGCCCCTGGCGAAATAACTAATAGCCCCAGCACCAGTAGACTCAAGTGCTCCAGTAGTATTTATCACTTCAGCATATAAAGCGCGTTGAGCTACATATTTACTAGCAGCGCCCGTAATATCCCACTTTGAAGTATCAGTTATCACAGTGGATATGCCACGACAGTCCTTATCGTTGGAGTCTATTACCCCAGAAGTGTGCTTGGGAAATAGGTTAATCGACGCGCCATACACATTTGTTGGTTCGTTCCCATCCCCAGCATTTAAGTCTCGTTCAACATGTAAGCAATAATCAAACCCATTGCCGGTCCCCGTATAATCATTCGTCGCGCCGTCAATATATAACCCTTTTGTATCCGTGGCGGACATTACTATATGCACAGGATGAGAAGGATCAGTCCCAACCCCAAAGTCTTCACACCTGATGCCTCCGTCAAGCGTCCACGGGTCCGAACCCATTGTAAGCGTGTCAGTTCCGTCGCCTAGAGAATTGGCATCAGTAATATCCCCGCCGGTTATGGTTAATGTGCCATCGGTAAAGGTGGTGGCGGTAACCGTACCAATATCGGTAAAATTGGCAGTATTGAAATCAAATGTATTAGTAGCGTGCAAGTAAGTAATTATTCCCGTAGCCACGGAACTGTTAAATTGTATTACAACATCAGTTGCCGTGGCCCCATCCCCAAGCGCCAACAAATGCCCCTGCATTGTAATATCGTCAGTGGATGTGAGTTGTTCGGCGGTTACAGTCCCCGTAGTAGTTACATCATCTCCGGACACTATCGGACTTAGAACAGCGCCAACACGCTTCCAGAAACTAAGTGGGTTCATGTCCATTACGGCCGCTCCCTATAGGCTACTATCTCAAAACCCGTAATGATTATTTTCTGCTGGCTATCTTTAGAGGCGAATCGCTGCTCCAAAATAGCACCGTTACCATCAACTACAATATTACCCTTGTAGTCAATATAAACCTCTGCGTTGAAAACAGGTGGCGGGTTAGAGTTATCCATTATTCGTTCTCGTTATGAACCTCTTCGCATATCAGTCTTTCGGTCCTTGTAATCCATTCTCCAATTTGTCCCTTTCTAGCAAACCAGTTACCAGAACCACGACTGACATAATCAGTAGTCCGATCCGGTTTGTATTTCGTGACAAATATCTGAACAGTATCAAAATGCTCCATCAACTGAGCAACGTGACTATCCAGAAGGTCTTCTGTAGCTTGGCTCATGCTTTTACCTTTACTATATGGTCATCCTGATTCTCAGAGTCAAAGACCAACGGAGGATAAGGGTTGTCCGCCCTTAAAGAGCCACGAACAATATCCGCTAATACTCCGAAATGTCGCCACAGCATATGTCTAACCATCACAGCCACGCCTCTTCGGCACTGAAACAAAATAGGCTTACCCTGAACCAGACCAAGGAAGGAACCCCACATAATAGACGCCCCCTGCTTCATAACGTCACCAGGGGCGTGATTCTCGCCCTTAACAGCCTTAACCCAGTAGAACTCGCCTTCAGGAATATCTTTCTCATTTAACGTCCCTGTGGCTATCAAATCAGGCTTGTGGCCATGCTCTAAGACGCCTACGACAGTCTTTTGGCCGGAAGACAGCGTAATGCGAGCACTATGCTTGGAAACGACGAGATGAGATTCCATGTTAGTCATCGAGAGCGCCTTAACACAAAAAGACCACCTAATAGAATCATAAGAATAGTCGGCTCAGGGACCACCCCACTAACGCCATAGCCCCAATTGGCGGCCAGAACGGTTAAGTCAGTCAAATCAACGTAATCAGTGTAGTCAAAATCGCCTTGCTCCCAAATATCATCGGTAACGGACGTCTTCCAATTGTCCGCAAGCATAGATAGGTCAGTAATATCCACGTCACCGTCGCGGTCGGCATCACCTTCAACAACGGCCATTTCATATATCGTCGCAATACCATCGAGGTCTACAAATTGCGGCGTCTCGATAGGATAAGTATATTCGCCATCAACGTAGGGACCGAGCACCGGACCAAACAGATCATTATCATAGGAATAGTCGAAGATGTCCTCCCAAAAACCACCAATCTCTATACCGGCTATCAGCGGACTGCCCCAACCACGGGAACCCTGATACCAAAAACCATCATCAGGACCGCCTTTGAGATGATATGAACCCATCGAGTACGAAAGCTCATCATCATCGCATGCCGACATGAAGATAGTCCGGTTGCCCAAAGCCGTGATATTATCAGCAAATGCCCCAGAATGACACGCAAGCGTAAGGACAATTCGGTAGTCGTAGGGAATAGTATCAAGCTGCTCGGCTAGATAAGTCCCCGTAGCCCAAGTCCCCTTATCGGAGGTACTTCCCCAAAGCCCGAAGATGAAATCGTCTAGATAGACCCCACCGTGATCGACCAGATAGATAATAAGCGAGTCGTCAGAAGTCACCCGCTGGGCAAGTTCATCCACAGCATCCTCAAAGCACGCAAATGTACTCGGTCCCCACGGGTCCGCAACACCATCCAGGTCATAATCTTTAGGAGAGTCAGCACCAGACCTGTAATAAGGCATCTGGTAGTCCTCCCCGTTCCAGAGGCCAGTATGATACCAAGCATCAGCAGGATACGCAAAATTATCCCCTGGAGGATTCTCAGCACTAAAGGGCGAGGACGCATTATCCCCCCCGTCAGAGTCCAAAACGAGGATGTTCCCCTTATAATAATTCTGCTCTATCAACTGTTGATACATCTCCCGGATGCTGTCATTATGTAGTAAGTTGTTTTCAAGATTCGAGTAACCGCCATTAACCAACAAAGCATACCTGTCAGCAAAGCAAGGAGAAGACAATATCAATAATGTGATAATAACGAACTTCATTTTTCTTCCTCTACGGTTCGGGGATGTCGGTTTTGTCTATCATATTGGCAGAAGAAATTGCGCAATCTATGTTGCAGTTTTTGTGGTACACAGAATATCAACAAGCGCCGTTGTCGCGCATATTTGGCGAATTATGATCGACAACGACTTCATACGTCTGCTCGAAGATGTCGGGCTTGACTGAATGAATAGAGACGTTTTTGGCTTCTTTAATTATCCAGTCCCCAACATCAAGGTAACTTTTAGGATCAGCAACAACATTCGTAAACTTCGATACCTCATCATAGTTATCACCGTTCCACTGCACAGCCTCAACCACCACAGGTTTTTTGCGGTATTTCTGCATAGTCTTCCTCAATCACTCACGATAATATCTATGATGTTTTGAGCGGCCTACTATCTTCCGCCGAAGCATCAACGTTGTCATCTATGCCGCGCAGGTTCCGATCTATCTCTTTGCCTCGCTCAAAACTCGCTTGGGCCAATTGGCACAATTCTTGCGCCTTAGAACACAAAAGCTGCTTGTCCTCTTTAGAAAAAGCAAGTAGACCAGGTCCCCATGTTAGCCTCACAGAACAATTCTCACCATTGTAAGTAAGGTTTTTAAATACAGAACCACCTATCGGATCAAAATCAATTTCTATATCTTCAACCATTATCTTCCTCTATAGCTGTAGAAGGTTTTTCGTATTTGATGTATAAATCTCGAAGAAAACGTAACTCACTAAGATAACCCAAACACAAGTCACGAAGATAAGCATGGTGTCGCCGACTCTTGGCCTCTTGCATACCCCCATAATAACTCAACCAACGAGCATTACTTAGTTTATCTTGCTCAGTAAGCATCTCTACTCCTGTAAAGGCGTTTTGAAACTGGAATATAAGTCCTGCGGGACTATTGACTTGCACGCCCCCGCCCCCTTGGGGGGTTCAACCCCTTCCTCTCCCGCATTTTCTTCTTCTTGATCTAAGAGCATTGCTGCTATGCGCTTGCGTTCCCTGCGCTCGATCTCTGTCATCTCTGTCTTGACGTTGACGTCGGTTCTGTGGACATCGGTGAACCCGCCTACCGTCCTTGTCAGTCCCTCCAGCGCCCTGAGAGCGTTGCTTCTGTCTCTCTCTTCGTTGCATACGCGGTACATTGCAAGGAACTCTTCGCGTAGGCGCTCGATAGTGAACTCAACCTGCTTTGCTGCTGCGGCTTGTCGAGCCTCTGTTCTTAGGGCTATCGCGTGTTGCACAGACTGGCTGTTCAACACATTCCATGCTAGGTTTGCCACTATCTTAGGTTTTCGCGTGGCATAACCTGCTGCTCTATAGGCTTTTGTAGAGCTTCCGCAGTTTAGGTATTCTTCGACGAATTTTTTCTGTCTTGGCGTAAGTTGCCTAGGCTTCAGGTTCCCTTTGTATCGCTTATATGCCATATTTACTCATTCTGTCTATCTTGTGTAAACCACCAACCAATGCCGTCCTATTATACACATGAGAGTCTGCGAAGTCAAGTTAATTCTCTTATTTTGTGTATTTTGCCTGTTTTATCGGTGTTTGGTGTTTGTTTTCTCATCTTTTTTCTACTGGACACTTAGTATTTGTGAATAGTTAGGCTTGCCTAACAATGCTAGCGCTGCCTATATTGAGCATGTTCCTCTTATCTGTTCGGTCTGCGTTCGGCTGTTCCAGTATTATTCTCATTTACTAGGTGTCCAGTAAATTGTTTTCTCAATTATTTTGCCTTTATTTGTGCTTTATTCTGTTTTCATGTTGTCTTATGGCCGATACCATGCTATAATAAGAGCAGACAAGCAAGACTCTAACAGGAAGGAAGATCATGAAACAAGTAACAGTTGGATCGGTGGTCAAGATTTACCAGCAACCTATGTCGCGCGAGAATTGCGAAGGCAAAGCGAAGATCATCAGAATCTACGACCCGAGCCGCGCTGACGGATTCCTGTATTGCAAGGTCCGATTCGTTGACGAGCCGGAAACGGCCTACGACCGCGTAATCTGGACGAAAGAGCCTGTTTGCCCCGCGCACCCGGGATAACCAGGCCCGAGGCTCGCCTGTAAGCGATTATTATTCGCAAGACATAGTAGGGGCCGACGAAATTGTCCACTGATGAAAGGGAAGAACGATGTTGAGCGAACAAGAACAGACAGATAGATTTGTTAGGCTATGTGGCGGGCCAAGGAGCGCCGACAGGCTGGCAAGCATATACTCCGCGAGTTACCCATGCGCTACCGCGAATATCTGGAAGCCCAAAAGTCGAGAACAAGTTTTCCGCGAAAAGGCCCAACTGGCAGGATTCTCGCGCAAACAGGTATCCACATTCCTAAAACTACAGTAAGATTAACCCACAAACCTATAATATAACTCACCAAACCAAGGTTGTCTAACATAGGAGATAAGAGCAATGGAACGTACAGTAAAAATCGAAGATTCGTTAGAAGAGCGCATAAAAGATGCGGCTGATGAAGTGAAGGATTTGCTTCTTGAATATCTTAAGGAGAATCCCGAAACAAAGGAAACGCCTTGTCTATTCAATGATTTAGACTACTCCGGCTCATTCCATGAAATCGTCGATTCCTCAGTACCTATCTACACAAAGGAAATCGAGGACACGTGGTATTTATTCGGCAGCGAACTAGAAGAAGCGTACGAGAATGCTGGAGTTGGAGATAATCCACGAGAAAACAACGGCATGGCGGCAATCTATGTTTACATTCATCAGAAACTGGCCGAGTGGTACGAAAATAACGCCGACGACATTTTTGACGAATGGCAAGAATCCAAGCCAAAACCCGAATAATCAGGCCGGAGGATTGCGCACAAACGATTATTATTGAGAAAAGGTAGTAAGGGCCACTGAAATAGGAGATAAGAGCAATGGCACATATCAAAGCATCAAATCTAGAAACCGTACTGTATTGCATTATCGAGATCACCGGCGACTGGGATTATGGCCTTAGCATGATGAGCGGCAAGTATAGCCTTGAACATGGCAAGGTCGGCGAACGCCACGTATTAAGCCAAGGACATATCAGCAAACGCGATCTGTATCATCGCATGTGCGCCTTTGTCGAAGGTCTAAGGGCACACAAAAGAGGCAATCTAGGCCGTGAACAGTCAACCCCCACACCCCCGCCCCTTGTAGAGACAGGCCGCCTCAATCCCGCATGCCTGCCTTTAGATCACCCCGACAGATAAGGAGAATTACAATGGAAGCGACAAAACATACCCCAGGAGCACTTAGGGCCGCACGAAACATCTACAAGATTCAAGCACGGCAAAACTTTATTCCAATTCGGCTAGACGATATGGCGGCCATTATCGACCGTGAGACCCAATCGCCGGAAATGCTGAAAGCATTAGAGGCATCTTGTGAGGCGTTAAGAGACCATTTGCAATATGACAATGCAGATGACCCGCCAAGCCTTGAACGCATAGGTTACAACAAGGCCCGCGCTGCTATCGCCAAGGCAACCCCAAAGGAGTAAGACAATGAAGGCACTTTTGTGCGATAGGTGCAAGGCAATAGCAAGACCCATAAAAGATAGAAAATTACGGATACGCCATTCTAACAAAGAGGGCTATCTTGATTTGTGCCGTGAGTGTGAACAGGAGCTTTATAATTGGCTTGTAGAACAGGAGCAAGAAAATGAAACGCGACATTGAACAAGATGTAATGTACAGAATGTGGCCTGGCGGAGACATTATTGCCTTATGGCCTGCTATCAATGCTGATAATGGCGGCTATCTCTGCAGGTCCTACGAACATATCGGCCAACATGGCGCGGCAAGCTATCAAGCTGTCTTAAGCCGGACACGCGCGGCCTATCCCCACGAATACGCCACCTTACGAGCCGAGCTAATCGACCGGGGCTATAAACCTCACGCAATCAAGAGAGCAACCCCGCAACACCGCTCGCACCGCAGGAGCAAGGCCGATGAAATATCCTTCACTAGCAATACGCGGTGATGATTTACTAGATATGCTCACCGCCCAAGCACAGACAGATAATAGCTTAGAGACTATCGAAGCTGTTTTCGGCCCCGACCCTGAGCAATGGAGCGGACCTTTTAGATGGTGGGTAGTTTCGTGGCCAAACAGCAAGAGCAGAAGTTTCGATAGCAAAGCACTTTACAGATACGTTGGCAACGAAACGCAAGCAAGAGCGCTTGTAGAACAGGAGCAAGAGTGATGAAGGCGGCTTGCCAACACAAACATATTAGCGTGGGCTTCTTTTCAAAGTTACCAATCACCGACGAAAACGGGAAGCCCTATCCCCTTATGTTCCAACCCCAAGCCGGTGAACGGTGGGAGCTATGCCACGATTGCGGCGCCATCCGTAGCCGGAGAGCAAACAGGAGCAAGAAAATGAATAAACGAGAAAAAATCAAAGCATCGAAGGCGTCTTATGTTGAACCTAATGTTATGCCAGAGCGATGCGGCAATTGTAAGCACAGGCTTGCCGAAGGGTTTTATGCTTTCTTGTGTAATATCGACCCATCGGATGATGAAAGATATGTTAGCGAGTATGGCGTATGCAGCGAATGGGAGGAGCAAGAGAATGAGCAATAAGGTATATGACATATCACAAGACACCGCGAGAGAACTACTTAAAGCTACGAAGGGCCTTGTAGGCGCATGGAGAAAAGCCGCCCACGCCGCCAAGGTATCGCCGCTAGATAACGAAGAAATATGCAGGATATTTCAAGCCGCCGTTGAGGAAGCTTGGGGCGCAACCAAGTGTGCGGAAATAGAACAAGGAATAAGAGAATGAATAAACGAGAAAAAATCCGAATGTCGAAGGCGTCTTATGTTGAACCTGAGCTTAATCCTAAGCGGTGCGAAGTATGCAAGTATGGCTGGTATTCATACGGGGTAACAGAATGTACCCTTGAGCGAACGGACAGATTCAGAGCCGTAAGCGCATATGGTACATGTGATATGTGGGAGAGCAACGATGAATAAACCAACGCTCGGAAGAATGATAGCCTCTAGGCGACACCTTCTCGGCCTGACACAAGAACAGGCCGCAGCAAAGGTTAACTGCACCCAAAGCTGGTGGGCGCTGTTGGAAAATGATAAACAGTCGCCCTCAGTCAACAGGCTCCAGCGAGTAGCTATGGCTCTGGAGTGCGAAGCGAGAGAACTTATCCCCTAGCGGAGAAGAATAATGACGATTAGAATAGAATACGCGGGCGAAGCCAGGCCAATTATGGCTGTACATTTTGGCGTGAATCAAGCCGGGTGTTTTAGGCGAGACCACGGAGATATTTGGCGGTTCGAGCTTTGGCCTTATACGAGTCGTGGAGAACCACCACGGATAAGCCTTGCTTTTCTACATGAACTTCACGCCGCTATCGAGGCTATCTTAGGAGAAGAATAATGATTAAAACAAATGCCCTGACCACGGCAGAGTATCTGGCGGACGTAGAAAAACGGTTTAATAAGGACCGAGATTACGCATGGTGCGATAGATTACTAGCTGATATAGAAAACGAGAGCCTAAAAGCGCCCGAAGGAGAAAAAATGAGCAAGAAATATGAAAAACTTTGGCTATTTTTAATCCTTCTAGGCATAGGGCTTATCGCTTTTCTCGCTGGTTGCGGGGCGTGTTTCTTATTTTTTTCCTTGACATCGGCTCTCGGCTGGCTATAATTAGGGCATGAGAGATAGGCTAAACACAACAATAGCAAATACCGCTGGCAAGGCTTGTCTCTCAATACCTGTCATAGCCAGCAAATGCAGGCAGTCGCTGGGAATGCTCGGCGGCTGCTTTTTGCCGCCTGGGGCGTACAACTCCTCCTTTTCTCCTTTGGTTAGTAGTGAACGAGGGTTCCAGCTAGAGCAAAGCGCTCCAGGTTGGTTGCGGATTGACCGTAGCCGGAACGACTATACGCGCTCCAGGCGGTATTTATAATGGTTGACGAAAAATACACTACTGAGTTCTTAGAGTTGACGGATATGTTGCCTCCTGATAAGGACGAAAACCTAGACTACGCAGGACAATTACAATTCACGCGCCAGGAAGTAAGAGAAATGCTTTGGAAGATGTATATCTGGGGCAAAAATAGAGCTTTAGATAAGAGAAATGCTCATGCTTAAACGACTAGCCAGATGGGTGTTGCGAGAAGAGATAGCAGATTTAGACGATTCTATCAGTCTTCAATGCCAAGAGCTTTTAGATAGAGATAACGCACATAATGCGGCGATATGCTCTCTATTAGGAAGGCTCACAGCCAACAAGGGCGAGAAGTTTACCGACCCTTATGATTATTGTACTTATGTGTGCAACCAGACAAGCTCCATTGTAGGATACTGGAAACCTCAAAAATAAATAATTTTTCTCTTGACTTCGAGGATTCTGATGCTAGAATAAAGATATGAGCACAGGAATACTCAAATACGCTCGAATAAAACCGTCAAACGTGAGTTCTCCTGTGTTCTCCACGGTTGGCGGTTTTTCTTTCGGCAAAGAGCAAGACAATGCCCGGCAACTATAACATCCAGGGCGTACAGCGCAAGCTGCCTGAACTGCGCCTTGGGTGTTTTCTTTTGAAGAAATCTTATTTTTCTCTTGACTCAGAGACTTCTTATGTATAGAATGAAGATATGAATCGGAGACCGAACATACCGAATCGTACTGAACCGTTAGCCGTGAGTTTCCTCCGATTCTCCACGATTGGCGGTTCTTTTTTTGCAGACATAGTAGTTCGACCGTTTTTGGGCGTAGCGGCTGGCAACCACAACTGTGGCTCTGTGGCTGGTTCGACTCCAGCAACGCCCCTTTGGGCAACAGACACCGTGTCTGTATACAGATGGTCGGCAGGCCACTGTTCCCTCTCTTCTGTAAGTTTTTGTCCCCATTTGGGCTTACAGACTCCTGACCGAGCGACGCCGGACAGCAGAAATTATTTTTCCATTTTTTTGCTCAATAATTTTCTTTGGCAAGTTATTGGGAATAGTGGGCTGGACTGGTTGCAAGGTAATGTTACACCCTGTAGTAGAACCCTTTAGGGCGACTGCTGGACGGTAGAGCGAAGGGAAGAGAAAAGAGCCAAAGGGGAAGGTACGCCGTTTTTATAGCTATTTATTATGGGTTATAGCTATAGGAGAAGAAATGATGCAATATCTATCCGCTGGCGATTATGCAGAAGCCATACTTGAAGCTGAGATCGAGAAGCTCAAGGCCGAGAACGAGAAGCTGAAGGCAGACAACATTAAACTGAAAATCTTGGCTGATAACGCCTTGGTCCTAGCACAGCAGGAAGCGGCGAAGGTGAAGAATCATGCCTGAACGATGCCCGATTTGCGATACGGAACTGGTTCACTACTACTGCCCAACATGCAAGCGGCGCGTGCGGGATGAAATTCTTGAGTGCGAGATTGAGACCTATTGCAATGCCATCAAGGGGTGGCAAAGGGTCAACGCCGAACTCAAGGCCGAGAACGAAAAGCTGAAGGCCAAATACGAAGGGCTCAAGCGTGCATGGCAAGCTGCAAGCAATGTTGTTGATACCTATGCCCCCAAAGCATCGGCAACACACATGTTACATGACAAGGTGTTTTGGCTTGGACGGCAATATGAGCAACTTAAGGCCGAGAACGAAACGCTCAAGGTCGATAATGAGCGGATGAAAGCTAAGAACGCCAGAACTTATCGCGTATGTAAATGTGGTTGCTTAGTCCACGGCACGCTAGAACACCCCTGCGACAAATGCGGCAGCCTTGAATATAAGAATATTGAAATAGCCTGGGGTGAAATGTTGGCCGAGAACGAGCAGCTTAAGGCGTTTATAGACTTATTACAAAGAAAAATGTCAGACTTGTATCCCCCCGAAGCAACAGCGAAGGTGAAGAAATGCCCCAAGTGTGGCAATCACCTGATTGAACCTTCAAGTGCTAACAGCAGGTGGTGGTGCAGCGATTGTGAGTTGATGTTCACCATTGACGCCCCCGAAGCAACAGCGAAGGTGAAGAAATGAGCACAGAATCGCCGAGAAGCCTCAAAACATGCCCTAGGAGCGACTTTCTGCCAAAAATCGTCCTCAGAGGCCCTAAATGGCGTCAAGCTCTTAGAAATGATTTAATGGCCTCTTATGAGCGACACCAAAGATAACAACACTAAATATATTGAGCTATGGTATCCGCGCCTTGAGGGTGAGAAGAAATACATACGAGTAGGTCTTATGGACGTTCGCGCTGCTGACGATATTCGCATTTCCTATGATTTTGACCGGGATGGATGGGTTATCGAGCAGGCGAGCATCTTTAAGTGGGCTGGAGATGACGAAGTTTGCAATGAAGGCTGGGCGGAAGTCGCCTTTATCCAAGCCTGGGGGAGAGAAGACGAATCGTATTCCCCTTTTACTGCAAAATAATTTCACCAAAAAAGCATTTTTAGGTAGTCTGGACACTTTCTGCTGCTAGAATGAAGATATGAACGCCTCTGCTAAACCCGACAACCCCGATTCGAGCGACAGGTATCTCTCAGCAGAGGCATGGCCTGGCGCTCAGCAGAGCGTGCTCATGGATGGGTGCGCTCTGCAAGGGAGCTATGATGAAGATTGAATCACCGAGATTGCACAAACGAGCCGGGACCAAGTTTTGCTTAGAAGCTTGGCACAACAAAGGCCCTTGGATATGCGTAGACGAGCTTGCTGAAAAGTTTGCTATACCTAAAACGGTCAAACATATTCAACTTGTCCTATCAGATAAGCCTTCAAAAGAGGCAGTTATAGTTGAAATTGATAGTTATGGGTCTTGTTGTGATTGGCAATGGGAAGACTGTATGGGATGGGGCGTTTTGTATGACAACGCAATGGACTTACTAGAGAATGCGAACATAGGAACCGGCGCATACTACCTTAGCTGTTTTTATTGGAGCTAATCATGCCTAACGAAGACATTGAGCAACTTAGGAAATACCGGAAACTCTACCACGCTTACCAAGGCGAGTACGATTGGCTGCAAGAGGCTATCTCTGAGCAACTTAAGTGGAAAAGAGTCAACATCCACGGCGGAGACCCCGATGTTCCACGTGGAACATTTGACTATTGGGCGCAAGAGCTTCAGGAAAACGAGGTCACCATAGAAGCAGATGGTGATTGGGCGATAATATGGAGAGTGGTTAAAGGTCAAGGGCCAGAAGATGCTAGGTGGGAGGCTAGGCTAATGGATATTTCGCTCTTAGAAGAAGATGGTGCTCTGTTTACTTATGAGGTCGAGCAACTACGATGAGTGAACTACCTGAACTACCCTACGGTTGGGAACTTGACGGAGACCAGAAGCGGTTGCCAAAGAAGGGCGAGTGCTACTGGAGTGATTCTCTTCACACAATCGGCCAAGCGGAGTGCGACCATTCTGATGCTGGCGGTTCCGCGCAATGGATTCTCCGCCGGACACCCGCCAAGGCTGTGCCGAGAAGGGTAGGTACTGGAAGCGAAAAAATACAAATTAAGCGGGATGGGCTTGGCTATGTAGTAATTCGGCAGGGTACTCACACGATTCTTTCTAGGGCCGACGACGCCCGCAAACTAGCCGCCGCGCTCGTGGCGGTGGCGGATGAAATAGAAGGCATAGCAGCCATCAAGGAAGCCACTGGGGTTGCAACGGAGGCCGCGCCTAACGCCAACAAGGAAGAGCATCCACGGCCTGACCCGCACGAAGACTGGGAAGTGGATGGAGACGAGAAGCCGGAGAGATACGTCGAGGTTCAGGGCGGATGCAACACGCAAGTCTGGATACATGACGACAGGGTGTTTCAGACAATAGAATCGCCAAAAGGCTTGACAATGGGCATAACTTGTTGGCCAGAGCAGGCACGTAGAATAGCCGCCATGTTCATCGCGGCGGCGGATGAGATAGAACACAACAAAGACGGTTGACAACAAAACATGCTGGCGTGCGTTAGAGCCGACACTCCTGGCTATTGGCAAAAGCCGAGGAACAGCTACCTGCCCGGCCGCCCGCCGACGTGCAGGCCACGCCAGCGCCGTTACAGCCGACCTGAATGCGGTGGCATGGCGAAAGCGATTACTGCTTTGCCGCACGAAACACATGCCAGACTTTGTGCGGCCTTGTCGGCTCCAAAACAGAATATGCTAGTGTGCGGCGTGGCAGCGCTGGGTTGTGGTAAGCTGAAAACCGTGTCAAGCGAGTTAATTGCCTAAGCACTCGTCTATCACACGTGGAGCCGGGTGGGGAATCCGGCCACACTAGCACCAAGAACAGCTTTCGGGTTAAGCGCCCCATCGGCCGACACGGCGCACGGGTTAAGTTACTCGGCCCGGAGGCTTTGGGCGGCGGTGGCTGGGCGGCGCTCTCTGTGAAATAGCGGGGGGTGGCTGCCGGTCTTTGCAGGTAGACGTGCCTGACGCCGCCATTACGCACAAGGAGAAAGAAAATGAACATAGGTGATATTTACGAGACTAGCGGATGGGCTATAGAAACTGCACATGGAACTCTTCGTCTTGGGCTATTGGTCCTAATGACAACACATAAGAGCATAATTTTTCAAGCAATAGGCTATCTCAAATATCCTAATCATTCAGATGATGAAACACAATTCCCAGACAAGAGCCTTGGTTTTTCTAGTATATTGGCAATGCCAAGAGCAGAGGTTGAAGCATTAGATTTATTTTGTATTTATAAGGAGAAAGAAAATGAATGAAGACAACATGAAACTCTGGAATCAAGTTTGCGAGACTGACCCATCACTGACAAAAGCGTTTAAAATGAGAGGCAAAGTGCTCACGACAGCATGTGCCCAGTCTCAGCGGAAAAAAGCTACGGAGATATTTGGGCCTTGCGGTATTGGTTGGCGGGTAGATGATGTTTCTTTTCAATTGCTCGATCTTTCTGACGACCCACATGATAAGGTTCTGGCGTATCGAGGTGTTTTGGATTATTGCTTTGAGGATGGGAAGCACGGGTTTATTTCCTTAGCATCTTCAATCGAAGTTTGGCAACATTCCAGCACGTACAAAACCTGGAGCAAGGTGGGAGATATTTACAAGAAGGTCAAGACTGATGCACTAACCAAGGGCTTATCTGAGCTAGGATTCAATAGTGATATATTCGAGGGGAAGTTTGATGACAATAAATATGTTGCCGCGATGAATCAGAAGTTTAGTCCCACATCACAACCTAAGCCCCAGGCAAAGCCTGACGTAAACATGATGAAACTCCGTAGCGAAGCTGGAGAACAATGGCTATTACAATATAGCTCCGCTACACATGCTATAACCAAGATGGCGGAAACCAAGAACATTACCAACGAAGCCAGCGCTTACATCCATGAGTTTTTCGAGGCCAAGGAGCAAGAGAAATGAGTTGGCCAGAGGCGGCTGTTGCTGTTACTATTTGTGCGGTTCTTGGTTGGTTTCTATGGCTTTGCTACAAGGCTAGATAATGCGTGTCCACACAATGCCGCAGAAATCGCCTGAGTGGTTCGATATTCGTCGCGGCCATATTACCGGGAGCTCGTTTCAGACGATGGCCAACGGGCGTAAAGATACCATCGAAACGCTCTGCTACAAAAAAGCCGCCGAGATAGTCACTGGTGTATGTGAAGATTCAAATTATACAAACGAAGCAATGGAGTATGGAACCGAAACCGAGCCTCTTGCAATATCGGCCTATGAAACCTCGACATTTACTCGGGTAGAGAGGGTGGGTTTCGTCGAGCTCGATGAGTACATCGGCTGCTCACCAGATGGGCTTGTGGGAGAAGATGGAGTTATTGAAGTAAAGTGCCCGATGCCGCATACACACCTAAAATATCTGTTGGCAAGTGATGCTTCGTGGACAGCGTATCGCTGGCAGGTTCAGGGCGCGTTGTGGGTAACAAACAGAGCGTGGATTGATTTTGTGAGCTACTGCCCCACATTCCCGCCAAACAAACAGTTGTTAATAACTAGGCTTCGCGGCGTTTCTGAGGACCATAGAGCTAAACTAGAGGCTGGCGCAAAACACTGCCGCCAGAGAATCAAAGAGATAGCGGAGAGCATGAATGGCTAAGAAGGCTACATTTTTCATGGAAGCCAAGCACGGCGCTCTTCAATTTCTTGAACACGAGAAAAAGCGTTACCAGGAGTGGCTAAAATCTTTTCCTGACAAAACTGTCGTGGAAATGGTGCTTCAAAAGCGACGTTATCCAAAAACTCAGGCTCAATTAGGTTACTATCATGCTGTATTACTGCCCTTCGCCGTCGAAGAATTGATTAACGCCGGTTATTACGACTTGTTTGAAATGAATGTCTGCGGGTTTGATGTAGGCATTCAGACAAGCAACGAAACGGTAGACATGCTCTTCAAGACGTTATTCCGCGCTCATAAACAAGCCGACAAAGCTTTGCTCAAGAGAAACATGACAGATGAAGAGATGTCAGAGTACATTGATTTCGTAGTTAGATTTGTAGCAGTCAACCTTAACGCTAACGCACCACCACCGAAGGAGAAATAATGTCAATTCAAATAACGTACAAAAAAGAGAAAAGGCCAATTGAGAAGATAACATTTGGTGAAGGACCGAGATTAACACTAACACCCAACGATGACCACGCTAACAGGAGATGGTTATTAAGATGGAGAAGCGGTGGGGAAATAGCGAAAATGCCCAATTTCTATGTTGGTACTATTCGAGATCTAAGAGATGCTTGCAACGCAATATTAGGAGAAGAATAATGGGTCGGCGCGGGCTTATGCTTCCTGCTGATTGCGAAGAATATCGAGGTTATGTTTTTCGTGTGCGATGGGTAGCCAAGGAGTCACTAATAGAGGGCCAAGAGCCTGTTGATATATTTAGACTTGACGTATTAACGCCACCAAGAATTGTGTGCGATTACATCTTTTGCCCGGACCTGTATAACGGAAAAGTCTTAGTCCTTGGCGACTTCCTTGATGATGGCACAAAGTTCTACGGGCTTCTTGATGATATTGTTGATACATTAGAAGACTATCGTACACTAGACGAAAAAGAGATAGAAGAACGAATCAATAAGATAAAACAGGAGTAGAATAATGGACTACAACAAAGTAATTCTAGCCGGTAGACTTACCAGAGAGACCGAGCTTTCCTTCACGCCTTCACAAACGCCTGTGTGTCAATTTGGGCTGGCCATAGGAAGGTCGCGGAAAGACAAGACCACAGGCCAAGAGATTAAAGAAACGACGTTTGTAGACTGTGTATCTTTTGGCAAACAAGCCGAAACCATCCATCAGTATTTCAGCAAAGGGATGGCAATTCTTATCGACGGCAGGTTGAAGTTTGAGTCGTGGCAGGACAAACAAAATGGACAGCAGCGAACTAAATTGAAGGTAATTGTTGAAGGGTTTCAGTTTGTAGAACGTAAGCAGCAAGCGGCCCAAGAGCCGCTGTACGCCCCTCAAACGCCTCCAGGGGCCCAAGCGCCGGCTCAGCAGCCTGCGTATGAACCACCGCAGATACCCGATGACAGCATCCCTTTTAAGTAAGCCCGCCAACAGTCGGGCTAAATAAATAACTGTTGACATTGAGTGGTTCTCCGTGTATCTTTGAGCATGCAATAACTGCGATGAGCTACAAAAATAACAACTCGTCCCCTTTAGCGATTGCAACACTTCCAAGTGTCGCAGTTATTGCACCTATTGGGGGCGGGTCTGTTTATGGAGAATCACCAATGCGAACAAAAGAGTGTTTTAAGTGCGGTAAGGTGCTGCTACTTTCAGAGTTTTATAAGCATCCTGAAATGAGAGATGGGCACTTGGGGAAATGTAAAACTTGCACAAAGGCAGACGTACACGCTAATTACCGGAAGAACCGAGAACACTATGCCGAATACGAAAGGCGTAGATTTAAGAGTAGCGCTAGGAAGTTGTTGATTAAAGAATATGCCCACCGTAGAAGAATGCGGTATCCAGAAAAAGAAAAGGCACATAGTGCTGTTAACCGTGCTATTCGCAGTGGAAAACTTATTCGAAGTTGCTGTGAAATATGTGGAAGAAAAGGAGAGGCGCACCATGAGGATTACACCAAGCCTTTTGATATAAGATGGTTGTGCTTCTACCATCATAGGAAATTGCATGGGCAAGACCCTTTTAAGGACAACGAAAATGTCAAAGCTTGATGAATGGAATGAAGATGAGTTATGTGAAGTGGCGCGTGGTCTTCGATGGATATATGAGCACGGAATAAGTCTTCTTAGTCTGAAGTACCGATTAGCAGTAAAGAGATTTATGTCTGATTTTGCCTCAGAAGCACGGAAGCAAGATGAAGAAGAAAAAGACAGCCCTGAAGAAGTGTGATGATGAGTGGAAACGACAAATCAAAGAACGCGCCAACTGGGCCTGCGAACATTGCGGGAGAAGTAAGGCTGCGGGGTTCCAGGTTCACGCCCACCATCTCATACATCGGAACCGACATTTCTTTAGACACAACCTTAATAATGGTATCTGTCTGTGCGCTACCTGTCACGCCTTGGGAGGAAATTTTAGTGCGCATTGCACGCCTTGGACATTTGACGAGTGGTTGAAAAAAGCCAAGCCAGAACAGTGGGCGTGGTTTGAGAAGAATCGCTACAAGACATTTCCCGGTCTTAAGATTGATTATGAGGCAGTCCTTGAAACGTTAAAGGAGCAAGCTAATGAAACCGACACCGGAGATAGAGATACCGGCCAATCTGAAGAGTGAGCGCTTTGAGGAAATATGGGAAGAATGGAAGCAACATCGAAAAGAAATACGTCATACACTTAAACCTACAACGGAGAAGCGGCAGTTGAAAAAGTTATCTAAGGTCGGCGAAGAAAAGGCGATAGCTATGATAGAAAACTCCATTGAGCAAGGATATATAGGATTATTCCCGCCCAAAGACAAGCCGGTTAATAGATGCCTGAAGTTACTTGCTCCTATTCGAGAAGCATATCGGAAAGTATACGGCGAACATGCTGTACTTCCTAACGCTTGGCAGTTACGAATAGCCGCTTTGTATGACGCTGGAGAGACCGAGAGGCTTAAGGCGCTAGCTGACCCAAATGTTATCCGACAAGGCAGGACAATGGCCAGTGTGGCTAGGTGTGCGGATGGGATAGGGTGGGTAGAGAAGGTCATTGACGATAGAGAAGCTACGAAAATATCAAGAGGTCGCACCTGGGGTAGACGAATTGATGCAGAGATAAAGGAGGTTGAAAGAGCAAGCCTCAAAGACGATGAAGAAAGAGTTGAACTCTTCAAGAAGCTTGACCGAGAAGAACGAGTAAAATGGATGGCCAAGGCGGTAGAGAAGTTCCCGAAAATGAAGGATGAAAGCTTGCTAAGAATGGCGGCTATGGCATGGGAGCAAAGCCTTGCTGGGTAGAACGAAAATCCCCGATACTCTCATGCGGCAGTTAATCAAAAACGGCCATTTCTGGGAAGCGGTATATGATGTGTACCGGATAACTCTTTCGGCCAGGCAAGAGAATCGTTGTAAGACACTAGAAGATGTAGTCAACCTGATACGACGAGAAAAGGGTTGGCGGACATTGAAAACGAGATGAAATGAAAAAGCCCCCGAAGGGACTTTCTCACGCTAAATAGAAACGGCTGACACCGCCTACAAGACGACGTCGGGACTCCTTCCACACATGGCGGATGAGCTATTTAACCTTTTTCGCGGCTTTCTTGACACCTGCCCGCAACGAGCCAAGACCTAAGGCAATCGCCAAAGGCTCAACCCACGGAGGTATCGCCGCTCCGACAGCGCTTAGGCCGGCGACAATAGCTACGCCAAGCGCCACAAAGTACGTCTTTTTGCCGTCCAGGAAGTCTAGTAACATTTTGCTTCTCCTACTTCAAGAGTTTCCAAATACCTAGTATAATGGACGGGATTAAGATAATCGCCGCGCCCATTATTTTGAGTATTATACCATGTCTGGCCTGAATAGCAACCATAGAATGCTCAGGATTTCCATTTCCATGCAATGTCTTGCTGATTTTGCAGAGAGCCTCTGTGTGCTGCTCTAAGACTTCTGCATTTCTGCCAAGCGTTACAGCGTTGGACGTAAGAGCGTCTTTGATGTCGCTAATCGAGTCTTCCAGGTTAGTCATAACTTATTCCTTAACTGATTCTACTAATTTGTGTATTTTTCTTGGCCCTGAGTAGGGTATTCCAAGCATCAGCGAAACCGGCTCCCAAAGCTCTTGCATAGCTTTCTCCATATCTCCATCATAAGCGACTTTTCCAGCCCGTATTACTTTTGCCGCTGCTTGACGCGGGGGAACTGCTCCGACTTGATAACCAGCCAATTCTGATACCATCGGTGGGCCAACAAACGGAACTTGCCCTAGTGCCTGCTCGCCAAGAGCCTTAGCTATGTCTTCCGGTTCATCAGGAATTTCTCCTGTCCGAATCATATGTATCAATATAGCCACCACACCAAGCGCAACGGCAGACTTTGCAGCTTCAACATAATGCCTGTTACTCCATAACGCCTTTATGTCATAGGTAGTTACATTGTAAAACTTACCCAACTGATTAGTGAATATCATAAACCAGTTAAGGGCTTCACTTTGGAAGTAAATTCGCGCGCGATCTTTGGGGCTGAAGCCGGGCTGCTCTCGCGTTGTAATACGACTGGCAATCTTGGCGGAGGCGTCAGGGCTTAGCCCCTTGCGAATGTTTTTGGCATAAACCGCATTAATCCCAATTGCTTTAACCATTCTATCCATTGCAAGTATGCCATATAAACCGGCTTGATTGACTGTCTTGAGCGCCTTTTTGTATCCCTGCGGGTCCGTTGCCTGTAGTTCCGCCAACTCTCGCTCGATAGCACGGTCGGTCAACTGCGGGTGAATAAGCATGGCATTATCATAAGCCTTGCGAGGGTGATAAAGAAAATTCAAGGCCGAAGCAAGCATATCGCCGGTTGTAGAATGTGCCCAATATAACATTATGGATGGTACTTGTTTCGCGTAGGTCAACGGGTTGAAAGCGAGATAGGCAACTATTGCGTGTTGTCTACCTATGCGAGAGTAGCGCTCTAGTTCGTTAAATGCTTTGCGGAAGTTAGGGTTAGCGATAGATTTGATGAAATGCTGAACGCTTTTAAGAATCGGGTTGCCAAATTTTTCAGTTACCCTGGCCTTGAAAAGCGGCCTGTTAGCAACAGATTGCATATCTTTGATATGCAGAGCATTGAGGATGTAGTGCTCTTGTACGCGCACCGCCCTCCGCCAGTTGGCCACTAACCCAGGCTTGACCGGCTTCATGTATTCAGAGGGAATATCCTTGCGGGCTATTGTAAACCCTTTGTAAACCCCAACCCTACGGTAGAATTTACGCTCGTTCATTTCGTCAAGAAGCTCTTGGCCAGTTGTTTCGTATTCGATGCCTTCGTGACGAATTGAAGTATAATTGACTTCGTAACCGGGGTCTCTGTTTTCGGCGGCTATTGTAGTGTTGCGCAAACGAGGATAGTGTTCCGCATATTCAGTGATATACGCATCGGCCAGCGCTTTCTCGGCCTCTGTCAAGGCTTCCTCAATCTGGGTATAAAGTTTATCCGTAACGAGAATGGTTACATTCTTGCCAGATATTTTCTCAACAAAGCCCCCATACTTGAATGCCGCTTGCGAGGCGGGATTCTTCCATGCGGCATATGTACCGAGCAGGGTATCTAGGCGTAGTTGATATTCTCCCACGGTGCGCCTTTTCGCCAAGTCTCTGTCGGTAACGCGGAAGTCTTGTTGCTTTTGCGCCATTGTTTGATAGCGGCTGGCAGTATTTAGTATCTCGGCATTGACATTCTCATCAGTGGTTCCGTAGAAGAACTCATGTGCTGGCCCACCGAAATCTTGTCCACCATCAAGCATATCAAATATCCGAGGGGGGCCGAGAGTGTTGGCGCGTTCCACCGACGGGAAAAAGTTTTTCTTGGCCTTGGCGAGACCAGAGAGAATGTTATCGGTATATTTCTTGATTCCTCGCGCACGACGTAGGCGGTACTCTCTAGACTTTAACTTTCCCAATTGTCTAAGTCTTGACATTTCGCTATTGATATTCACTAATTCAGAATAACTCAGCGTAGACACATCCCGCTTCTCTATCGCATCCCGAAGCTCTTGGGGCACATCTTGGGCTTTCTCAGGATTTTTGTCCAGAAACGCCTTGAGAGATTTGTTTGCTTTCTGCTTCTTTTCGGGGGCAATATCCCTGAAGTCTATAGCATCTTGCATCAGGCTAATAGCTTCACGATAAAAGAAATCAATCTCTGGAGAAATCTTCGCTTGAATACGAGCTATCAACTTATCACGCATTTTCTTTTCTTTGCGAAGTTGCTGAAGCTCTGCATAAAGCTTCTTCTGCTCAACCTTGCCAAGCTTATAGCCCTTTTTTGTTGCCTGAGCAACCCGGCGCATCATCGTATTAAGTTGATTGATCTGGGTGGTTTGAATAATATCAGCCTTGGACGGCTGAACACCCTTGATTGCACGCTCTCTTACATTCTCGATAGTAATGATGCGAGTCTTTTGGTCGTGAACAATTGTAAATGGTCTATTGACCTTGGGTAATCCAAGCTTCTCTCGCAGTTCTTTGACGTCGCCCCAATCAGCGTTAGCTCGTGCCATATCTGAGTAGGTAGCAATTTGATTCTTATCAAGACGTTCTTGTAAACTATGTTCCAGGTAAACTAAATATCCACGAGCCTCATCTACTGTTAATTCAATAGGGGTGCGTATTGATGGCCAACCTTCTTCCATGTACCCATGAATACGCTCAGGGGCCACATCTAAGGCTACGGCAAGTTCTTGTTTAACCTTCTTGGCCATTTTGCCAATATACAACCGAGGCTTGATTACGCGCGGCTCTCCAGCCTTGAATGACGCCTCAAGCTGTGTTACCTGATGTTCCTCTTCGGGGGTAAGAGGTTGCTGAGCGTCCTTGGGGCTGGGCGGTGGCTTCTCAGGCACAACTTCGGGGGCTTTCTTGGCCGCGTCTTGAATCCTTTGTTTTATCCTTGCGACCGTACCTGGACCCTTAATATCTGATATGTCTACACCACGTTCTTTGGCTAATTTGCGCCAAGGAGCAACAGTCCTGCCTGTCGGCCAAACAAGTAATTCCTCAAATGGCACTGGAGCTTCGGTGACATCTACCCGTGGGTGGATTTTCTGCCCCGTTATTATTTTGGAGATTCTAGTAACCGGCTTGGCCATGCCTTCCCTGATAGCCCCACCCCATTTGGTCAGCTCAGGAGTGGGGATAATTTGTCCAATTTCACTAGTAGTTTGTATAATGCTTCCGGGGGCGGCTATTAAAGAGAAACCCTTTGCGGATTCTATAGCCGTTTCTACCAGACGGTCAACAATGGCTTTTTTGTCGGCAGGCTCAAAATCTGTCTCATCCAGTCGATTACTAATAACCTTGGCTAATTCTCCAAAAATAACATTGTTGGCTTCTTGAACTATCTCGGTGGTCGTTTCAAATGTAACATGCCCGCCATATCTGGCAAGCCCCCGCCCTACAGCCTTAAAGAGTAACTGGCGCTTACTTAAACGCCGTATCGTTTCAGTTGTAGCGCCGCGCAAAAGCTTTCTACCGCCTGGAATTGTTCTAATAATATCATCGATTTGAGCTAGTTCAAACAGCATATTAACAGCGCCAAGTGCAATGGAAATAGGCTTCATAATAGATGGGTCTAGTGGATTACCATTTGCGTCGCGCATATTGCGAAGCTCATCATACATCAATCCCATCTCAAGCTCCCCAGCTTCAACAGCGCCACCAACGATAAGCCCTGGCAAAAACCCTTTTCCAAACCAAGCAATATATGCTCCAGGAATAGTAGCTAGCCGCGTCCCAGGAGGACTTACTCCCGCCGCCAAGCCCGCGCCAAACGTGCCAGCCGCCGTACCAGCAGGAATACCAACTTTTAAGCCAGCGTAGGTTGTCTCTTTAATCATAGGAAGAAGCATAACGCCAGACTTAATCCACGAGATTAGGGCGCTTGATGCTTTGGTGTGAACCATCTTGGCTCTTAAAGCATCAGTTAATCGTTGGCCTTCATCAAAAGGAATGCGCCCATATAGCTCATCTTCCCGAATCCGCGAAATCTGTACTTGCAAATCGCCAATATTCCATGCTTCCCTTATGCTGGCTATTACGCCTTTGCTAGAAGGCTGCATTGTTATAGCCTTTGTAGCTGTAACAGCCCCCGCAAGATCATCACCCTCGTATCCGGAAAACAACTCCGACAATTTGATGTCACTAATCAGTTCCTCCCGGTCAAAGCGCTGACCGATGGCCTCGAATTGGTCTCGCTCAGGAGGCGAGAAATCTCCTAGCGGGTCATAGTCATTCGCTAGAACCGCCGCAGCGTCGGGCCTTTTAACGCTGGTTATCGTGGTTTCAGGGGCTGCCAATCTACTTCACCACCCTTTTTCCCAACAGCCTTCAAACGAACGCCGTCAACTATGATTTCGGTTCCCTTAATTACCTTCACCAATCTCGTCTGATAAGGTATCGGCCGTCCCATCCTATCAGGAATTGGGACTTCGATTGGTTCATCTTTGACACCAGGAAGCTCGTCCTCTTTTAATTCACGGTAACGTAGTCCGCCGAAGAGCTTAACCATATCCATCCGAAGTTGATCATAAACATACTCTTCTACTTCTTTCCGCGAAGGCGGAGGAACCTTGTCTAAATATCCACTAAGATTGTTGCTCAGAGAAATATAACGATTGGCTGCCTCCGGACTATCTTTGTCACCAAAAGCGCCCGCAGAATACAACGCACCAATCGCTGTTTGCATAGGAAGGCGGAACGGAGCAACTTTCCGCTCTTGCTCAGCCCTCAATGTTTTAATTAAGCTAGGGACATGTTTTGTTCCAAGCACACGATCAGTTCTTTTTCGCCATTTCTTAGTAGCCGACCAAATATGCCCAGGAGTCAACCCCGTCGGATTAGTATAAATTCGCTGTAATACTTCGGCTCTAACACCAGGGCTACCATTAGCTATAAGCGACACACCGGCTTCGTCCATCTCTTTAAGATACTTTTGATATTCCTCAAAAAGTCTAATCTGCTCCTTAGCGGGCAAGCTGGTTTTTTGAATCCTATCCCAATTAACCGGTTCAAATGTTCCTGTTGCGGGGTCGAGGGGCGTTGCCACATACATGTCCGTATACAGTTGCAGCCTATCAGCCTCTTGCCGAGCCTCTAATAGTTGTTTTTGCTCTACCCTTGCTCGTGTGTTAGCAACCCGCCGCTTAGTCTCTCCCTCGGATTTTGCCCTTCGGCGGATAGCCTCCAATTGCTCTGGTGTAGTAGTTTTAGCATAAGCCTCGGCAAGCCCACGCGAGGCAATAGCTTCACCTAAAAAGTCGCCACTAGCTGCTGCATCAACATAACTCCGATACGCGGCCTCCTGTGTGTCTTTAACGTCTTTCGTTAAAGCTAACCCCTGAACTCTAGCGCTCTCCTGCGTATACCACGCTTCAAGTCGGGCGTTGACAATTGCTCTGCGCTTAGGCGACATAGACAGCCCGCCAACCTGAGTCTTGAGATCATTATACTCGCTATCAACTTGCGGACCCCAAAGATCGGTATTACCGTTAGCATTACGAAATGTTACCCCACGGCTCGTCGCCGCATTCGTATAGGAATCAGCAGCTATTGACGCTTGGGTATCTTTAAGCCGCTGACGTTCTTGCTGGATATTGAATACGGCAACCCCAAGGCTAGCAATAGCCTCTCCTGCGCCCATAATCGCTTGAGGGACTAATTCTGCGCCAGCAGAAGGTATAGTTGCGCGGGGTAAGCCGCGAGGTTCGGCAGTAATTAACGGGAATTTAGCCATTATGCTCCCATCTGAGCCGCTGTACCAAAGCCTTTCAGCAGTGTAGCCCCCGCCCTAATAGCTCCGGCTCTTCTAGCAGCCTTTTGTCGCTGTCTAAATTGGCCTGCCTGCATACCGAGAATATCTTGCTCTACCTGCATACGATGCTGAGTAAGTAACTGCTGAAGTTGAAACTCTTCAGTCTGCCTAGCTTCAAGAGCCAACGGAGCGCCTTCCGGCAAAGCTCCAGCAGCACCCGTAGCGGCCCGTATACGGCTCGTAGCGGCTGTTTCGGCGGTTGCAAGGCGCTGTTGCTCCATCTGGGCCTCTTGAGCGGCTATTCTCGCGTTGTACTCAGCTATTCTTTCCTGGCTCTTAGCTTCTGCGGCCTGAGCTTCACCGACTTTGTAAGCACCATACGCACCAAGGCCAATTCCTATATTTGTAGCGACGCCAGCAAAATAGGACGGCGTAGCAGCAGCACCTAGAAACGACAATGTAATCGGGTCAGGAAAGTGTTCGTACCTGCCTAGTACATCTATGCTCTTCAATGAATAACCCATCATTTGCTCCATTTTATGCGAACGTACAAATAAGCATCTGTACCACTACTGAACTTCGGCATGATTGATTCTCTATAGAAACCAAGATGCTCAACAGTTCTAATCGCTTCCTGAAAGTCTGTTCTTATCGCAGCCATCAGCCGTATCAAACCCTTCTCTTCTACGAGAACATCCAACCATTCTTTGATTGTCCGGTAGACTCGCTTTCTATGTTTAAGAGCTTCTTCTGTAAGGTCCATCCAGCACCACGCGGTAGTAAGGTTCAATAGCTTAATACCACCTACAGCCAACGGTTTGCCTTCATGTTCTAAGGTATAGACGTAATCTATTCTCTCTGGCATCTGGCCGAAACAGCCCATACTCACTGAGTGGTCAGAGAGATAGTCTATATCTGACTGAATGGCTTCTCTAAATAGCATTATGCGTCTTGGAGATAACCAAAAACATCAATAGTACAAGTAGGCGTTCCGGTAGTTTCGGCTGTAGTAATTTCCATACCAAATGTCTCAGCCGCATCTAGTGTTAATCCTACAGCAGTAGTTCCGTGAGGGATTGGCTGAAGTATCAGTGCTTCGTCCGCATTCCCTGCTGTGATGTTAGTTAACGTCTGGTCGCCCAAGAACTGATCACAATCCCCGCCGGTTTTGCCAAACGTAACTACTGCCTCGTCAATCGCCTCATCAAAATCGTGCATAATTACCATAACAGGAATAAATGTCTTAGCTGTCGGCACGACATACAACGCTTTTTCTGTGTCAGCCACAGCATCCAATGGAACACCCGTCGTGCTACTAACAAGCGCAATGCTGTTTTCTCTTAAATCAGCCATAATATCTCCTATAGCGAACCGTTGATTGTTACCATTTGATTGTCTAACATTACTGGAGCGTTGTCTACAGCGACAAACTCCACAAAGTCATACTTGCTGTTGTGAATCTTTTCGGTTGTCATTGTCGGGTAATAATAATCGCTTGTCAAGGAATTGCGGATTCGATTGCCACGGAACCAGACATCTCCAATTAAGGGACCACCGACATTACTACCCAGCCGAACACCGTAATAGAAATTGTCTACGGTATTGTCAAAGATTTCTATGTTGTCAGAATACTGATCTATCACAATCCCACAATCATCAGTATCTCCGGGCGCTCCAAGATGCTCGATATGATTGCCGACAATCTTGACATTATCAACATGGGCAGTGATGTAACCAACCACGCCAATACCGCCCTCTGGGAAAGTAGTTTCGCCACCTGTAACCACGTAGATAACATTATTGGCAATGTTTACGTTGTCTATACCGAGAGTACCCGTTGCAGGCCCATGAAGGATTATGCCAGTACCCCAATATTTTGTAGTGGAACTGTAGATTACATTGTTTGCTACTACAAAGTTTTCACTAACCGTAGTTTGGTCATTGCCGGGCCATATAGTAATAGCGCTATCAAGCGTCTGGCCTGCAATAAGAACGTTGCCCGTGATAGTAATATCCTTGGCGGGGTGCGTACTACTTGGGCGAGCCGTAACAAAAATACCGTGGAAGATTGTGGTTCCAGTGGTTGTGGTGCAGCCGTCAATCATATTGTCCGATATGGTTGCATGGGCAAGGCTTGATATTCTCATGCCATACGGATAGTCATCGTGATGAAGACCTGTTATATAATTGTGATGAATAATTCCTCGCGTCATTGGCTCTGGAGCGCCAGTACTCTGACTCATAATATCAATAGAACCGCCAAAATTACGAACCAATGCTGTGGTTCCACCAATCCAATTATGTGCAATTTCAAATCCATCACATGCCTGATCGTAGTGGATTGGATACCATCGACAGTCACGAATAAAGTTGCAAAGAACCTTGGTATTGTCACTGTTCTTTATGAAAACAGCCGCGCCGCCCTGATCGTCAAACCAACAATCCTGAACAGTAGACTCATCGCAATAGTTAAAGTATACACCGTGGGTTGCCCTGACGCCCAGCCCATCGCCATTATTTACATCGTAATGTGGGTCTAATTGTGTGAACTTGCAATTACGAACATGAACATTCTTGATATGTGTTCCAGCAGTACCAGCAGCTTGAATGAGGTATCTATTGGTATCGTGTGTTTCGCCAGTAATGTTAGCCCCGTCAAAGATAAATCCTTCAATGGTAACATCACTAGATGTAATATAAAATAACTTAGTATTCGTGGTATCATCATCGTCGAAGTCAAAGATAATAGACGCCCCATTACTGAATATGTGCATGGGACTCGCAACAGTAAAACCAGTCGATTGAACAACATAACCATCGCCAGTTTTAGGAAAGTATACATACCCATCAGTCCCCGCTGCGGTAATTGCCAACTGAATTGCAGCAGCATCGTCAGTTGTCCCGTCCCCCACAGCGCCATAAGCTCTCACGTCATGCCACGGGCCTTTTGTGATAATGTCAGTAGAGGTTCTAGTTGACGTGCTGCTCGTGGTTGCAGAGGTCGCCAACTCCACATTACCATCGGCATCAAAAGCGAGATAGGTATTAGCTCTGTCAATAGAACTCGGCAAGACTAAATCTGTGGCTAACGGGTCATCCTTGGGCGCTCGGATTGATAGCTTTGCATCCTCGGCATTCTCTTGGATTAACCGAACGGCCTTATCAAAAGCGTCTTCAATGTTTTCTGCACTAAAGTCTCCACCATCCTCTAAATCCAAGGTCTGAGTCATTGGAGTATCGCGGTAGATGATAATTGTATATGTTACCGGAACTGCTGCCGTAATAGTAACTGTACCCCCTGTGTCGCTATAGGTAGCCGTGTAACCATCGTCGGCCCCCTCGACAAGCTCTGTTTCAACGCCAGTTGTAGTAACACGCTTGTAGACTTTCAACTCACCATCAGCAGCCCCAAATGTATAATCAATGGTCTGGCCTGCCGTATTGCTGGCCACCGCTGATGTTCTACTTGTTGTTGCAGCTATTGTCATCGTTCTGTTACCTCTATTTTCGCCAATATCGCCCTTACAGTGCAAGGGGCTGGGTCGCTACCCGAAATCACAAGACGAATATTCGTGGTTATCCCACCGTCGAAAACCGCCTCTTTGTCGCCTGTCTTCAATGCGGGTGGAGCACCGTATTCTTCTGTTGTCCGCCAGCCAAAGTCATGCGTGTTAACACCATCGCCATACTGAGCATTCAACGTCTCAAAGAAACTCACCATAATCTCATAAACGGCCTTCTTGCTACCGTAGGTAGTCCCGCCTGGAGTCGCTATGTCTATTCGCATAGGCTCTAACTTGTAGGTGTACGGTAGACCTACCTGAACGGTGGTTGAAGCAGTCGCAATAGTTATCTCGCCGCCAACTACGGTCTCGGTCGCAAAAACCGCACCATCTGCCCACACAGCTACCGTTTGGCCCTCAAGGTGGTCCAGCCCTGAAATTGTCGTATCCCCGCCCTCGTCTGTTATCCCAGCATCCACAAAGAAAGCATTAGAACGGTCCGTTCCCCAGTCTCTCGGCATCATCTTCTCGATGTATCTTACAGTAGAACCGTTAATTACTCTTTGAACAGTGAGATATACTTCATCTTCAGTAGTTCCAGGGATAACACACACTGACTCTACATTACCATCTCCGCCTAAAGAATGTTTCGACCATGCTACTACGTTCTGCTCTCTCTCATAAACCATCGACAGAAGCGCACCATCATCAAGAACGCACCAAAGGATAGAATCAGGATTTCGCTGATAAGCATGACCTATTATAATTCCTTCTGTTACGTGTTCCGCCAAAGCTGTCAGATCAGAAGCCATGTACTTCTGCCGTTCGTCTACAAACGTCATTTCCCTAACCTTACGGCCCACAGAGTCAACAAAGAGAACGGCTTCGTTTACCTTGACAGCTTGGAGATGCTTGCTCCCGTATGAAGTCTGTTGTCTTATGCTATAGTTGGTGGGAGTTAGCGGAGCATCTGTTGCACTACTCCTTATTCTCCACTCTCCACCTGAAGTCCCCAAAACTAACGCATCAAGCGCCTCAACCCATCGTACAGCGTCAGGCTCAGGAAGAGTGAGAGTAAAAGAGTCAGCATCATTAGTGCCCTCTTCAAAGTTTTCATAATCACCTGTCTCGCTTAACCAAGCTTGAGCTACGTCGCTAGTAGTCCCCGCGTATACAGCGCGTTCCTCAAAGAACGTCATTGCCGTGGGATAGCCTCTTACTCCAGACCACGCACCTTCCGCCCACCGCTTAGTAACCGAGTTGTCTGGAGCGGGTACTACAGCTGTAGCCGTAGCCGATGTACTAGACGCTACCGCTGTAATGCGGAAGATAGAATCCTGTGTACTTTGGTTTACCGTAAAGTCAGCGCTTAACTTACCACTCGTATGAGTAGTAACATTCATTCGGTACTGCACGCCGTCAGACTCTTCCGTTCCGCCTAGTTTCGCGTTTCTGCCAGGAGAACCATCGCCATAATAGCTTCGATAAGTCTCCCAATTAGTTCCATCCTCCATTCGCTGAAGTTCTATAACACCATCCCAGGAACCCTGAGTATTAAACCACCAATCTCCCTTGACATCCACGACACCTTTACCATCGGCGTCTGTTATAACTCCCGTATCGGAACCAGTCTTTTGTCCACTGGCAAAATTGTGGAGTTTCTTATGAGTCAACTTGAACAACCCGCCTACATGGTCATCCTCAAACGTGGCGGCAGAAGCCGTAAGTGTTACCTCACCACCAGCAACCATTATCTCGCCATTAGCCGCCGGATCGCTAGATACCGCTTCAGCAGCATTGATTGTTAATGTGGTTCCGGCAGATGTAGTTACTCTATCCGGGTCAACCGTATAAGGGCCGTCAATAGTATCAGCCGTAGCTCCAGTTACGTAGAATCTTTGGTTAATCGGAAAAAATGCTACAGCGGCAGCAGCTAAAGCGTCGGTGGCGAACTCTACGGTAAAACCATCGGCCCCGGCGACATTGGTTCCGGTCACCGTATCTATTGTATACCCAGTAGCCTTTATCGTAACATCATCATTTTTAGTTATATCATTTCGCGGAATAAACGGCCCATTGTCGAAAGGAATATCATCAAGCGAGAAAGTATCCACCGCCGTTCGCGTGAATTTTGCTGGGGCGTAAGACGGATGTAACAACCAAAGCACATCTGCACTCTGCTTATAATACAATTGCGGCAAGTCAGCTTCTGCATAAGTAGTAACCACAGTATCAATCAATACGTCATCATAGTAAACCCTAATAAGATTTTCGCCAAACTCCAACACATAAGCTATGGTTGCCGAATAGATAAACGGTATACACCGCGAAGCTGCGGAGTTGTCTACGCAACTGGCAATATACTTCGTTCCCGGCCTTCGCGTAGCGCCACCATAGACTCTAGGTATCATATTCTCCAGTTGCCTACAACCAGACGAATACTTCTCCACATCGCTTCGCGCGTCAATCTGCGGACTAAGCAATCCTGAGTTAAATGAAACTACTGCAAGATTAGGCATTCACTTCCTCTTCAGTCGTATCTACACTCGTTCGTTCGTCGTATTCGTTGTACACTAGACTTTGGCGATCAGTAAGCATAGATAATGTAATCTCTTCAGTTCCGTCCCAACAGATTTCCCCTTGAGCTATAGCAACATCGTCATCGGCATCTATTGCGCCACTAGCCTGAAGCATAACCTGCACCCTATAAATACCAGCCGTTGTTATCGCCGCTGGAAAGTCAACTGAATAATAATCGCTGTCAACTATGTTGGCTAGGTCAATATTGTAATCATCTATATCCGCATCGGTATAAGTATCAAAGGCGTCGTTCTCAACATCATACACCTTATCATCGCTCTTGCGCCAAATAAGAGCGTAAAGCGTTGCACCTTCGTCGTAAGAATGATATATCTCATTGGACATTAAGTTACCGAGGTTCTCGCCAAACGGGCATCAAGCCATCTGTCCCGGTCATCACGGCCCGCCCTGTTAGTTTCCGACCTGTCTACAGTTCTTGCACGAGCCATCAAAACAGACAACTCATCCAATAAATCACGCTTCAATACCTTATCTTCGGCAAGAGACATCGCAAACCGTATCGCCAACTGAAGAACCAAAACCTCAACAAATAGTGCATCGAACTTCGTCGGGTCTTCGACTCGCTTGATATACCGAATGCTTATTGCCGACTCGTTTGTAAGCAACCTTTCGCCTTCGATAGCGTAAGTCGCCGTTGTCGTATGAAGCGGGGTGTTGTTGTCTTCATAGACATCCTTCACTCGAAGACAGTCGGCAGGAAGAATAAACTGATTGTCCCACTCAAAGTCGGGGTCAGAGGCGTCTTGGGCTAAAACGGCTCTTGCAGAAGCAAACCCCCACCAATGGCTTCTCAGCAAAGCGTCTCTCGTCGGCTCGTAGTGAGTCCTACAATGGATAGCCGGAACTGAGTCCTCGTCAATATCATTGATTCTCTTAGACCCAACACGAGCTAGCGCCATGTTGCAAATCTGAGTTTCACTTAACGCGGCCATTATTTTTCTCCGCCACCCTTACTTTTAGCTCAGCCATAATTGCTCCTAACCCAAGGGCTTATCTGCCGTGAAGCCTTCCACATAAATCACAAAAGCTGTTGCGCCTATATTTCCAAAGACATATAGTGCTTTGTTGTCAATCAACTTCAATGGGTTCTTCCAGTCTTTTTGGAACACAACATCACCAACATGCTCTAGTTGTATCGGGCCAAATAACTTAATCCCATCCTCGTCCTGAAGTGTTAATTTAACATCTTGGGCTAGCGTGTATTTGCTAAAAGAGACATGCTCGATATAAAGCGACTGTCCCGCACCCGTAGGAGCGGCTTTGACCTCAACAGCAGGGTCGCCGTCCTCAATATAGTAATTCACCGCCCAAGGATTGATGCGCTCGATTGGAAACAAGCCCGCGCCGACAAGAGTAGGTGTCGCTATAGCCATTATATCTCCTAAACTATTGGCAACTGTCCAGTAAAGCCTTCAACATAAATTGTGAAAGCAATGGAGTTATCGGCCAAAACCGTAAGTGCAAGATTTTCGTCTAATCTTAAAGGATACTTCCAATGCTTCGTAAAACTGCTCGTCCCCGTCGCCTGTAGAGCAATCGGGCCAAACAAGACCGCACCAGCAGAATCCTTTAGTGTAATTCGAGGATTTTGCGCCTGCCAACTCATCGTTACACTAGTAAGATACAATGAAAATCCAGCGCCAGGAGCCGCTTTTAACTCTACGGCTGGAGTAGCGTCAGTTTCGTCATTGTTGACCGCCCAATACTCAGTAATAGCAATAGGCATCTTGCCAGAGCCACATATTGTCGGCGTAGCACGCGCATTAGCCATCAGACTGTATCCTTACCAGTGAATCCTTCGACATAGACTAGAAAATCCTGATTGGCGCTCGCTTTAACCTCTAGCGCTGTATTTGTCGGCAACTTCAGTGGATGCTTCCAGTCCTTCGAAAAATTAGCACCACCATCCGCCTGCATTTGGATTGGACCAAATACAACAACAGGAACGCTGTCTTGTAAAGTTACCGCCACATCCGCAGTTCGGCCACTCATTGTCACATGCGTAAGATACAAGGAATATCCAACACCGGGGGCCTCTTTTAGCTCAATACCACCTGTTGCATCCGCCGTTTGGTCGTCATTCACCGCCCAAGGACCAGTTCTAGTCAATGGAAGCATCCCAGGACCACATATTGTCGGCGTGTCCATAGGTTATCTCCTAATTCGCTGGCACTGCCGTAAAGATAGGCATTTCCGGATATAGCGCTTGGTCAGTAAGCGCAGTCGTTGGTGTTTGAAATCCAATACCATTTCCATCATCATTATCCGTAGTCTTGCCCGGAATATCCGTTGTAGCGCTATAAACGCCAGGGTCGGTTCCGCTTGCAGCGCCGCCCGCATCCGTAAGATTTACCGGCGCGTACAACGCCGCCATTGCATCTATCTCGTCCCAATGAACACTGTTCAAACTATTGTATGGATTAGCTCTTGCATATCGCAAAAACGACCATAGGGTTTGATTTCCTGTTGCAGCCATGATACATCTCCTTAATCATGTCCAAAGATACGACTGTAGTTATTTCTTCCTTGTTCAGTAAAAGGCATAGACCGTATTTTAGGCTCTCGCGGCCCGCCGTCACGTTTTGTATAACCAGCCCTGTGAGTGCGGAAGTTAATTTCCTCCCGCAACTCACTAGGGCTAATATCTGCTGGGACAATTTCCATTACTTCTTCTTTTTGTCCTGTTTGTCCTGCTTGACCTTTGCGTCTTTCGGCTCAGGTGGAACCCTTTTGCCGTTCTCATCAAACATAGTCATTTGCAACTCCTTCTACAATGAACCTTGCAGCATAACCAAAGGCCCATCGTTAGATGCATCGCCAACCATTACATAACCGGCATACTGACTGGTGACATAAGTTTCGATGTTGCCATGAACATCAATCGAACCGTCATGCCTCCACCAAGCGCCGCCAAGATAGGTATTGCCAACGGTAGCCTGCGGTGCAACAAATACCGGGCCGCGTGTCTTGACCCAACCATAATAATTGTCGGTAAGCAGTGCTAGCGGGATACCAATAAATCCCTGCGTACCACCCGAATTGCCCTGCTTGGCAGCGCTATATGGATTCGCATAAAGCTCCATATTATCCGAGGTAGTAACAGCTACGGCTAATGGGCGGTCAAGATACAATTTGGTCGTGGTTCCAG